AAGTCCTTACGAAGTTATTGATGTTCGCTGGGAAGCTACAACAACTAGCACAGTAAAGCTTGATTTTTCTTCCGCCCCTTCATCAAACTCAGTAAGAGTTAGTGTTTATAATGCAGTTGCAGGTTCAACAATAACAATTGGATCAATTGATGATCTTGGTGATGTAACAATAACTTCTGCAGCAAATGGTGACTTCCTTCGTTATAATGGTTCAGCTTGGATTAATGATCCAGTAAACCTTTCAACAGACACAATTGGCGATTATGTAGAAGCACTTAATGCGGGAACTGGAATAACAATTACCAATAATTCTGGCGAAGGAACAACTCCAACAATTGCTGTGACAGCAAATACTTATGATGCATACGGCGATGCCGCAAACGCTTATTCAAATGCTACAACATATGCAGATAACTTAGTAGCAAACGTTGCTACCTCATTCGAAGTGGCTGCAGACAGTGGCACAAGCAAGACAATCACTTCTGGTTCAGACACACTCAGTATTTTGGGTGGCACTGGTTTAAGTACAGCTACTTCCAATACAGATACCGTAACGGTAACCCTTGATGATACAGCTGTATCAGCTGGAAGCTATGGTGCAGCAAATTCAGTTGCCACATTTACCGTTGATGCGCAAGGTCGTTTAACAGCAGCATCAGATACTGCAGTTTCAATCACTGCATCACAAGTTTCTGATTTCTCCGCTAATGCAAGAGCAACAATTAGTGTTTCTGGATCAGAACTCGCATATAATTCTTCAACTGGCGTTATAAGCTTCACAAGTGCAGGAGTAACCTCGCTTACTGGCACCGCAAATCAAGTTGAAGTTTCAGCTTCAAATGGAGCGGTAACAGTTGGTCTTCCAGCAAACGTCACAATTGGTCAAGATCTTACTGTAACTGGAAACCTTACCGTACAGGGCAACACCACAACTTTAAATACTGAAACACTAGCTGTTGAAGATAATAAAGTACTTCTTAACTCAAGTGTTACGGGAGCCCCATCAGCTGATGCTGGAATTGAAATCGAACGCGGCACTTCAACAAATGTTGAACTTCGTTGGAATGAGTCAACTGATAAGTGGCAATTCAGCAATGACGGTACAACATACGTAAATATTGCTTCAAATACAGATGTAGAAACAGCATATTCAAATGCAACAAGCTATACGGACGATGCTATTTCAAATGTAAGCAACACGATTGCAAATATTGCAACTTCGTTTGTTGTAGCTGGTGACTCAGGTTCAAATCAAACAATCACCTCTGGTTCAGACACACTAACAATTGCTGGTGGTACTGGATTAAGCTCAGTTGCAAGTGCAACCGACACAATTACCCTAAACCTTGATGATACCGCAGTTACAGCTGGAAACTATGGAGCTGTAAACTCAATTACCTTATTAGCTATTGATGCACAAGGTAGAATTACATCAGCATCTGATTCTGCAATTGAAATTACATCAAGTCAAGTATCTGATTTTGACTCCAGTGCCAGATCTGCAATTAGTGTTTCTGGTGATCTTTCCTATAACTCAAGCACTGGTGTTATCAGCTTTACAAATGATGCTGGCGATATCGAATCAGTAACAGCTGGAACTGGATTGAGTGGTGGTGGATCATCAGGTGATGTCACAATAGATCTTGCAGATACAGCTGTAACAGCTGGTAGTTACGGAGCTGCTGATACAGTTGCGACATTCACCGTCGATGCACAAGGCCGCCTAACAGCTGCTGGAAATAGCACAATTTCAATCAATGCTTCACAGATTAGCGATCTTTCTTCAAATGCAGTAACATCTTTGACTGGTACTGCTAATGAGGTTGAAGTTTCAGCTTCAGCTGGAGCAATTACTATTGGTCTCCCTTCTAATGTTACAATAGGTCAAGACCTTACGGTTACTGGAAATCTAACAGTCAATGGCAATACAACAACCCTGAACACTGAGACCTTAACAGTTGAGGATAATGTTATAGTTCTTAACTCTGGAGTTACAGGAGCACCAAGCGTAAATGCTGGTATTCAAATTGAACGTGGAACTTCAGCTGATGTTGAAATTCGTTGGAACGAAACTTCAGACAAATGGGAGTTCACCAATGATGGAACTAATTACACAGAACTTGGCGATACCACAACAGCAATACTTAAGTCTGAGATAAACGCCAAGGGCGATTTAATCGTAGGAAGTGCAGATAATACTCCAGCAATATTGTCTGTTGGGACAAATGGTCACTTCTTAAGAGCTAATTCATCAGCAACATACGGTGTTGAGTGGACTTCAATCCCAACCATCAATAATATTGATGATATTGGTGATGTCACAATAACCTCAGTAGCCTCTGGAGACTTCCTGAAGTACAACGGATCTGCTTGGGTCAATGATGCAATAGATCTTGGAACAGACACTGTTGGTGATTATGTAGCAAACGTCACCGCTGGAACAGGTGTAATAATAACATCTGCTGGTGGCGAAGGTGCAAACCCAACATTTGCAATTGGTCAGGATGTTGCAACGAATGCAGCAGTAGAGTTCAGCACTGTTGCAGCAGGAGCATTTACCCTTGATTCAACTGGTGAACTTAATACTTCAACTCAAGTTGTAAACGTTGACACGATAACAACAGTTGATAGCTTTAGCAAAACTGCTTACAGAACAGCTAAGTATTTGATTCAAGTTGGCCAAGGATCCAAGTATACAAGCTCAGAAGTACTTCTCGTACATGACGGAACAGATTCCTACATGTCAGAGTATGCAGTAATTGAACTTGGAGCTTCCAGAATACCGCTAACAGTTTCAACTTCAATATCAGCCGGAAACGTATTGTTGAGAGTAACAATTACAGACGCAGCAACAACAAATGCCACTGTAAAAGTTGCAAGAACATTGATAGCAGTGTAGAATATTTAGCAAGTTTTAAAACTTAATAATAAGTTTAAAACTAGAGGGATAGTGAACTTTAGTGGCAGACAAAAATTTTGTAGTTAAAAATGGCTTAATTGTTGGCGACACTGTAACAATTGCTGGAATAGAGCTCGACCTATCCAACGCTGCCTCTGGACATGTTTTAAAATTTGATGGAACAAAATTTTCACCATCATCTGATGATACAGAAAATCCAGCATCTTCTTATTCTGCAGCAATTGGAGATGGGAGCAACTCAAGCTATTCTATTAGCCATTCTCTAAATACTAGAGATGTTATTGTTTCTGTTTTAGATTCACAAAGTCCTTACGATTCAATCTTAGTAAGATCAGAAGCAACAAGTGCAAATACTGTTACTTTAGATTTTTCTACCGCAGTAGCTTCTTCTTCTAGAAGAGTTACAATAATATCTCCGGCTGATTATGATTATTTTACTTCAAATATTGGAGATGGATCAAATTCAAGTATTGAATTAAATCATAATTTAGGGTCAAGAGATGTAGCAGTAACCGTAAGAAATTCAAGTGGATTATATGAATTTATAGACGTAGCCACATTTGCAACGTCGCCAAACAAAGTTACTCTCGACTTTAGTTCTGCACCAGAAGCTAACGCACTTACGGCAGCAGTATTTCTTCCTTTGGAAGGATTTTCCTATTCTCAAATAATTGGAGATGGATCTAATTCTGTTTTTGAAATAAATCACAATTTAAATACTAGAGATGTAAATTTAATCATAAGAGATACACAATCTCCTTACGGTTTTGTAAAAACTTACTGGGAAGCAACAAGTGCCAATACTGTTTCTTTAGCATTCGAATCAGCTCCTGCTTCTGGTTCTAAAAAAATAACAGTATTTTCTGGAGTTGGCGGAAGATCCAATTCAGTATCTCTTAATGATATTACCGTATCTGTTCCGGCTACAGCTTCATCATCTGGGCAAACAGGAGATATAGCCTATGATGAAAATTATATTTATATTTGCATAGCTACAGACACTTGGAAAAGAAGCAGTTTGACAACTTGGTGATAATAAGTTTATTTATGATATATTTTTGTCACATACCTAGAACATCTGGAAGTGCAATTGTATCTTCTATAGGAAAAAGTTTTGGAAAAATATTAACTAACGGATGCTATGAAACTGGAATAAAAATTCACGACGATGAAAAAAAATTACGTTTATATTTAAGTGAAGCTAAAAATTTTGATTATATAGCAGATCATTTTGCGGCAATGCCATATGAATACGTTGAAAAAATAGACGCTTTTTCTATAATTAGGGATCCAATTGAAAGGTTTATCAGTTGCTTTAATTACTTTGGACCTTGGGATGGTTCAAAAAATTTTATTGAATTTATTAAGTATTACGGTTTTCATCCAATAAAAGATTCAATGGGATTTAACGGAAGACCCAACATGCAGTGCGCAAATTTAATAAATACAATATCTTGGGAAGGCAACGAAGCATATTTAGAAAGTACAAACTTGAGTTTTTTTGATATATTAAAAATAATAAAAAAACAAAGAATGACTTTATCAACCTATGAAAATAGAAATTATATGATTAAAAATTTAAATTTTATTTTAAATTCTATTAAAAATACAAATATAACTTTAGACACAGAATTAAAAGTTAGACCTAAAAAATACTTTTATAATGAAAGCATGTATTTTATTCCTGATCAAATTATTGAAGAAATAAAAAATAATAATAATTTAGATTATCAATTGTATAATTATGTTAAAGACCACGAAATAAAAACAGGAAGATGTTTGACTTTTGATGATATTTTATTTTAATATTAATTAATCTTTGTCTTGACAAGATAAAAACACATTGCTATAATAGACCATATGCCCATAGACGAAAAACAGATTAATATAACAATTCCAAAAGAAAAGATCCAAGAATGGAATGTTTTCTTTGCTCTTCCTTGTTACGACTCTCATGTAACAGAACCGTTTATGATGAGCTTTATGCAAGCATGTTTGTATTTTAAAGAAATTGGTCTTAAGTACTCAGCCTGTACCTTATCGGATTCTTTAATTAATCGAGCAAGAAATAACCTTGTTGCTAAATTCATGGGCAATCCAGATTTTACTCATATGGTTTTCATAGATGTTGATCTTCAATTTGATAAAGAAGCTATATTAAAACTTCTTTGGCACGACAAAGATATCATGACCGCTTCATATCCAATTAAAGAAATAAATTGGGAAAAGGTAAAAGAAAGTGCTATCAATGGAGTTGATCCAAAAGACTTATTAGAGCACTCAACTAGGTATGTAGTACATCTTACAAAACCAGGTGAGGTTCAACTAAATATTGAAAACGGAGCAATAGAATGCTACGAAGCTGGAACGGGATTTATGTTAATAAAGCGTTCAGTCTTTGATAAAATGTTTAAAAAATATAAGAAACTAAAATATAACGATGACACTGGAGCTCTAACCGGCGCTGAAAGAGATTATTCATACGCATTGTTTAACTCTTATGTAGATGATGACGGAAGATTTCTATCAGAAGATTATGGCTTTTGTAGATATTGGCAAAAGATGGGTGGCAAAGTTTGGGTTGATCCAACTATTAATTTAACCCATTTTGGCCGTATTAAATATGTCGGAAAAATGTTAGAATTTTTAAAGAGAATTACGCAATAATTTTCAACAATCACTATTACTATATCCTTAGTTGTTTTTACATAGTCTAAAACTAGGAGTAGCATGGCACGCTTAAGAACAGAAACCGCACCAGAAATTACAGTCAACGATGAATCAGTAGTCTTTAAGGCTGCAAGTGGTGCAACAGCCCCTTTAATAGAATTTAAAGATTCAAGTGGCACAGTAGTAGGCAATATAGCTGCAAACGGCGTGCTCAACGTTGCATCTGTTGTGGCATCAAATGCAGGGACTGGATCAACAGCTCTGGCAACTAGAGGATACGTAGATTCAATTGCTGCAGGAACTAACTGGCATGCAGCAGTTGCGTATGCAACAGACGCAGCACTGCCTACCTGCACCTACGATAACGGTACAGGTGGAGTTGGTGCAACGCTAACAGCTAGCGCAAACGGTGCTCTCACAATAGATGGCGAAACTGTTGTTCAGGGGTATTCTGTCCTAGTAAAGAATCAAGCAAATGCCGCGCATAATGGAATTTACACAATAACTGAAAATGGCGATGCAAGCACTGCATTTATCCTTACACGCAGAGTAGATTCTGACAACTCTCCAACTGGAGAAGTTGCAGCTGGTGATGCGGTATATGTTCTTCTTGGATCAGTAAACCTGGGTCAAGCTTACGTCCTTACTACCATAGGATCTGGCGTAGACAACGTTATTGTAGTAGGAACAGATAATCTTTCTTATAGTGTTTTTTCTGGAACACAACAAACAGTTGCTGGAGCGGGCTTAGTTAGAAACAACAACAGCATTGCCGTTGGAACAGCAGACTCCTCTAGAATAGTAATAAATAGCGATGATATAGATCTTGCTTCAGTCGGCCAGACTAATACATCTGGTGCAAATACAACATCATTTATAAGCTCCATATCAGTAGATGCCTATGGTAGAGTAACCGGAAAAGAAACATCTAGCGTATCTTTTGTTGGTTATGCAACTTCAGCTGATGCAGATCTTACTGGAACACCTGTTGCTCCAACTGCTTCTCCAGGTACAAATACAACACAAATAGCAACAACAGCATTTGTTACTTCTGCAGCCGCAGCAGCAGAGGGAAATAGCGTTGCAAAAGAAATCTTTGCTGCAAAAGGCGATATTCTCGTTGCAACAGCAAATGACACTCCAGCTATTTTAGCCCTAGGAACAGATGGATATTTCTTAAAAGCCAATTCTTCAAAATCAGAAGGAATGGAATGGGCGTCAATCCCTACAATTAATGACATTGATGATGTCGGTGGAGTAACAATAACTTCAGTAGCCTCTGGAGACTTCTTTAAGTACAATGGCTCAGCTTGGGTTAATGACGCCATAAATCTTGGAACTGACACAGTAGGCAACTACATGTCTAATGTTGCTGGAGGAACTGGCGTTTCAGTATCTCACACTGAAGGCGAAGGTTCAACTGCAACAGTATCAATTGGTCAAGACGTAGCAACAACAGCAAACGTAACATTTGCTGGAGCAACAATCGATGCAGTACAAGTAGGCGTAACTGCAGCTGGAGAAATAGATACAGCTTCAGGAAATCTAACCATTGACTCCGCTGGCGGAACCGTAACAGTCGATGACAACCTAGTTGTTTCTGGAAACCTAACGGTTAACGGCAATACAACAACCGTAAATACAGAAACACTGAATGTTTCAGATAATATAATTGTACTAAATAATGACGTAACAGGCTCCCCAACAGAAAATGCAGGAGTCGAAGTTGAGCGCGGTACTTCCACAAATGTTCTTATTCGCTGGAATGAAACAAGCGATAAGTGGGAGCTCACAAACGATGGCTCTACATATGGAAATGTTGTAACAACAGCAGATTCTGGAACAGTAACATCGTCAATGCTTGCAGACGTTGTTTTAAATCAGCAAACAGCAAGCTATACTCTTGTTCTTGCAGACAAGAACAAGATCGTTGAAATCAGCAATGCCTCAGCTACAACTTTGACAGTACCAGCTGACAACTCTGTAAACTTCCCAACAGGCGCACAGCTTACAGTGCTACAAACTGGTGCAGGTCAAGTAACTCTAACTGCAGCTTCAGGAGTAACAATTAATGCAACTCCTGGTCTTAAGTTGAGAACTCAGTGGGCATCTGCTACACTAGTAAAAAGAGCTGCCAATACATGGGTAGCATTAGGAGACTTGGCGGCATAACATGGCAGTAAATAGAGTACCAGATTCAGACGGCAAAGGTTCTAAGAGAAAAAAGGCTAAGCCAACAATAGCTGCACGGAACAGCTAAGGCCGACGCTAATACAACCATTACCAATGCAGGCTTTACTGTTGGTAACGTAACTGCAGTTCCTGGCGCTGCTAATACAACCAATACTGGCACCACTCTAGATACTGTTAATACTGCTTTAACGGACACTTCGGTTGTTCCCATAGGGACAGCTATTGATTATACTATCAATAGTCCTTACTTTCCGCCATTTTTCCCACCGTTTTTCCCACCGTTCTTTCCACCATTTTTCCCGCCTTACTTCCCACCATTCTTTCCACCGTTTTTCCCACCCTACTTCCCACCCTACTTCCCACCGTTCTTCCCACCATTCTTTCCACCATTCTTTCCACCTTTCTTCCCACCGTTTTTCCCACCGTTCTTCCCACCGGCGTTTAAGTAAAGATGAATGTTAATTGGTTTGGCTCAGAATAGGAAAAGATCTAAACCATATATAACCTTCGGTTACTCCTTTGGGGACTGAGACAACCTACGAAAGATACTCTCCGTTTTTCCCACCCTATTTTCCGCCACCTTTTAAATAAAATTTATTATAAAAGTTCGGTTATAGTATAAAAAGATGGTGTTGTAAATCTTTCTCCAGATGTAACCATTTTTACCCCGTGAAGATAATTAACATCTCCAGGATGAGCAACAGCTAAACCAGGCTTTGGTTTAACTACTAAATCATGTTGTGGGTAGTAAAGCTCTCCACCTTCAAATTCATCGTTATAATATATTAACGAATTTAAATCATAAGTTGGAAATGGATTTGGGGATCCATCATTTAACTGCTTGTCAGCATGTGGTTGCTGTTCTAGGCCAGCAAACCATCTTATTATTACGGGTGGTCTTACTGTTAGTTTAACCTTAAAAGAATCCTCAAGAAACCACTTCATTTTAATAATATATTTATCAATTAAATTATAAATGTCTAAATTTATTCTTGATAAAATTTCCCAACTACATTGACGATTCTGCCAGTATGAGGCATCATATATACATGTTCCATCTTCAGCGTATTGATTTTCTCCGGCGTCCATCCATTCATTTATTGTTGGAAGAAACTTTTGTATAGTCTTTAAATCTTCTAATTCAACAAAATTATCTATTATTTTTATATTTTCTATTGAATTACCAAAATGACCTGGTAACACCAAAGATTTTTCTGACATATCAATTCCACCTTTGTTATATGGTATAATCATGATATCACAAATCTTAATGAACGGAGATAAACAAATGGAATACTTCCATGTAGGATCATGTAAAGATCCAAACGACAACGCTAAGTTTGGCATCTATCTTTATAGAAATGCAATTTCTCGTGATCTTAATATTCCAGAAAGACTAGAAGCAACTATAGGTAATAGTACTCATAGTTTATTTAAATGGTCAGAGGCAATGGTTGGTTATAATGAAAAAAAGCCCGAGTACAGAGATTGCGTAGATCTAAAAATGAGCCCAGCTCACTGGCCAATGCTTACGCCAGAATTTGAAGAAGTTAAAAAGTGCTATGAGGATACAGAAAGCGTAATCCGTACGTGCTTAACTCACTATGAATCACTTTACAACTTTAAAATGGAATACATGGAAGCAATTAATTTTGTTAGATATCATCCTGGTCAGCATTTTGCTGTTCATACTGATCATGGTTTTTCTTACACATGCACAGTATCTTCAATAGCATATTTGAATGATGACTATGAAGGTGGAGAACTGTGGTTTCCATACCTAAATATTGCGTTTAAGCCAGAATTTGGAGACGTATTAATATTTCCATCAACATATATCTACGCACACGCGTCGCTTAAGGTTACAAGTGGTGTAAAATACAGCGCTGTAACAATGTTTGATTACAACGATAATAATCACAAACAGCCACTGGGATACGCCCAAGATGGATCTAAGATAGATGAAAATATTGGTATTAGCAAAGGTGGAACTCAGCCAATCATGTATCAACCGCCAAGGTAATTAAATGACTAATCTTACTTTAGTTAAAACAACTCAAAATCCGCCAGCCATAAAACAGTCTCGAATGAAAAGAGACTGGATGGACGATACCTATAATAAACACGCTTATCAGTGTCTGCCTCTAACAGTTGCCAATGTAACTGGGTGGGAGCTAATACTGCAACAGGAAGTCGTAGTTCAGTGGGATGGAGGAAATTCAGTACCAAAAGTATTATCAGGTGAAGTATTTGAAGGAAGACACATAGTTATTCCTTCTATTATTGGAATAATGTCTTTTTCTACCGGTTGGGCTTTTAATACTGAAGATGGTTATAGCACTTGGATTTCTGGTTCTCCAAATTATTTTGTAGACGGAGCAGTACCCTTAACTGCATCTATACCTAGTTATTGGTGGCCAGATGAGTTTAATATGAATTGGAAAATTACTAAAATTGGTGAGCCAGTAGTATTTCCAGCAGGGATGCCGTTCATGCACTTCGTAATATATCCTAACGAACTATTAGAGTCGACTACTATAAATATAGAAAATTTGTGGGATAAACCAGATTTAATGAATCAAAGAGCTAGCTACGGAGCTGCTAAAATGAAAAACAATCAAGAGAATCCCTGGACTTGGACAAAGGGTATTAAAACTGGTTTAGATGAAAATGGAGAAAGAATTGGCCCAGCATTTAAGGGAATGCCAAAGTTAGCAGAACCAGAATGAATTGTGATCTAACGCAAGATGAGTTAAATATAGCTAAAGAAAAAGCTAGATTATATCTAGAAAGATCTATATCTTTATTGTCAAATTTAATTGAGAAACAGGATCAGTTAGATACAGATGATAAAACAGTAATACTAGAAAATGCTAAAAAATCAATGTCTTTTCAGCAAGAATCATTAGAAAGGATCCATGGTGGAGCCCAATGAAATTAGTGAAGAGCTGATACATGAATTTACAGAAAAATTAGATAATGATATTCCATCTTATTCTGAAAAAGAATCAAATATAATAATGAAAAACGGTGGGACAACTAAAGAGTACGTTCTAACAAAAGACTTTGCAGAAAAAAACAAATATATTATTTTACCCCTTTCACCAGATATAGAAGATCTAATATAATGTACGATGCTGAAAAAGATTTAAATTATATCAATAGACAATTGGCTTATTATCTATATATAGTTGGATTGGATTACGAGAATATAGATTTCTACACTATTGATATAATTATTAATAGAGCAAGAAACCTTACTCAAGCACCAATTGATGAGGTTGAATCAAATAAATTAAATTATCATGATAATGATTTATATTTATTTTTAAAAAATCAAAGAATATCTCTCATAGGTAATATAAGAAGAATATGGTATATGAGACAGTTGGCACTAGGGGCAATAAAAAATGCAGTATGAATATGATTATTTTGCTAACTTGATAAAGCTAATTAAATATATTGATATTGAATCAGTTGAAGATTCAATTGTAAAAAGTAAAAAAATAAACGAATATCTGGAATCTTTATCAATAGATAAAAGAAAAATAGCTGTTGGTATGGATTTTATGATTTGGTATTTTGATGTCTTTAGCAAAGATACACATTTTTGGAATACTAATCCCGCATATTTCTACGCAGCAAATACGCACGAATTTGGTTTCTTAACCGCAAAACCAAAAACAACCCTGATGACACTTCCGTCTTTTAATACCGGTTTGTTAAACTTGATGGCTAAAAGATCAGAATTAACTTTGCTAAATAACTACCAACTTCATTTATTTGAAAATTTTATTTATAAAAAAGACTTTGATTACAAAACGCTTTTAATACAAGAAATAGAAAATGGAACAGAAAAGAAATACGATTTTATATGTATGAGCATCCATGATGTTATTCATGATCCAGCTTTAGTTGTTAAATTTTTTGACTGTTTAACAGAAGGCGGAACGCTCATGATGCTATATACCGGAACTGATCAGCTATATAAGAAAGAATCAATTTTTACTGATTTTTTTGAGGTTCACCAAAAATTAATTAATATTAAAAATTCTTCCGTATATCATAATCCAACAGGTGCAGCTGTCACATATGCGGTGAAAGTGTAGTACTATACCATTATGATTATAATAGACGATTATATTAAAGATAAAGATTTATTAAAAGAAATAGAAGAAACAAAAGATTTTTTCCCAGAATCAATGGGAGAAGAAGATAGAATAGCTATAGTTTTAAATGGATATCATGACGATCAATGTGATTGTTTTGCTCCATATATGTTTTGGGACGGATGGCTAAATTCACCAGCTGATACACCAAGGAAGAGGCTTATAAAAGCTATTTGGGAAAACAACCTACCTTTTCCTGTAGAGGAATTATGTGGATTTGAATATTGGACAAGAACATTCAAAGTTGGGCAGTTTCTAGGCATTCATGTTGATGAGGATACTTTTCTTTACGCAGATGAAAAAGTTTTTAGAGGACCAAAAATAGGATGCGTTTATTATCCCCATACTAATGATGTTGTTGGCGGTTTTCTTGAGCTTCACCCCGTTGCGGTATCGGAAGACACGCAAAATGCACTAGAAATGGAAAATATAGAAAAGCTTACTGCTCCAATTGAGATGAGAGAAAGAATTGCTTGCAATCCTAATAGATTAATAATTTTTGACGCCGGACACGTACTGCACAATACAACTCCTCCAGTAAATGGAACAAGGAAAGTTATGGTTATAAATGTGTGGCACAAAGATAGTCCTCCCAGCGCTTTAAAGAGTGGTAAGTTTTTCTATGAAATTCCTGTGTGATATAATTATATTATGAAAAATATGTGGAAAGTAACCGTAACTAATCCGTTAGGTCAGGAAGTCTATGATCTTATTCTTGAAGAAAAAGATGGACTTATAGAGGGGATTATACAAGAACCAAGGGGAATGATATCCCTAAGTGGTAAAATAATAAATGATTCAATTGTATTAAGTGGTGATACAGAATTTCCAATGAAAACATCAGTTGAGTTAATTATCAATTCTAATAATTTAAACATATCAAATTTTGAAGGTTTAGTTAGCGTTGGGCCATATGTAAAAATGTCTTTATCCGGAGCAAGATCATGACAACATCTGCACATAATATTTCCTTAATGTCAATTGATCAGTCGTTTGATATCATGGATTCTCTTAGGGGAAAAGTTTCTTTGATTACAAATATTTCATCAAAGCTTGGATACACACCTAAGTGCAGTCCCGTTTGGTCATTTGCTAGGACTTCTAAATATCTTTGGGAACTTCAAACTATTCATGACATGTTTAAAGACAGAGGTTTTTCTGTTGTTGGAGTACCGTGTAATCAATTTGGCAAAATGGAACCAAAAGAAAACGATGAAATAAATTCCTTTATCAAAGAAGCATATCCTTTTGTTACTTTTCCAATCTCTGAAAAAATAGAAGTAAATGGTAAAAACGAACATCCCCTGTATGATTTCCTTAAAGGACCGCAGAAGAGAGCGTACTCCGATACTACTGCGGATGGAAGTCAGGCAGCAAAAGATGGTCAGAATCTTGCTGGTCAAGCAATTGCTAGAATTCCTCATAACTATGAAAAATTTCTTTTAAGTAGAGAAGGAATTATGGTTTGTAGATTTAACTGGCAAGATGGTCCACTAGATGAAGAACCCAGAGTTATGGGAGCTGGATGGACTATAACAGAAGCAATAGACGAATTACTAGGGTAGGTTAAAATGTCTTACACAGATAGTATAGCTAGCAATGAAAACAGATATAGCACTGAG